GTGGGGGTGATGTAAGTTTAATCCCGTGACTGTTGGATTCGCAATTAAGTTGAATCTGACCTGGATTTGTTGCACCCATAACCTCGATATTACCGGTTGCTTTTGGTCTTAATTTTAAACTAATATTAGTATCACCACCAACAGCTCCTATCTGTGGAGAGCTACTAGCTGCAGCGTTAGTTACATCAACGTGGTTTACTGCAGATGATGTAGTTTCAAAAATTAATTGTTCGTTTCCATTTTCATCTCTGATACCGTGAGCATCATCAAAATCTATCATAAAAGAATTAGTGTCTAAATTACCACCAAGTTGTGGTGTTGTATCTTCAACTATATTTGCAATACCTAAAGCTATTGTATCAATATCAGGATTGGTGCCATCATTTGCAGTTGCAAATACAATAGCATCACCTTTGTCTGTTGCTGAAAAAGTAAACGAGTCTCCTGAACCAGTTACATATTTAAACTGTACTGTATATGCACCTGATGTTGAGTTTCTTAAAAAATAAAATGTTTGAACGTCTAAAGGTATCGTAACAACTGCATTATCAGATAATGACCCTGTAAACTCTATCATTCTGTGAGATAAAGTTGCACCTGTTGATCCATCTGAAACAGATAAATTAACTGTTCCACCACTTGTTACTGCTTGTGTTGTGTATCCACCAGATATTTGTTCTATAATTTGTAAATTAGTATTAGTCTTTGTACCCCATGTACCGGCATTTTCACCAGTTGCTTGAAGTTCTACACCTAACGGTGTGTATGTTGATGCCATAATTTATCTCCTATGCAGCGTCACTATAACTTGTATTTGATCCAGTTGCAACATCCGAATAAGTATCGTTCGAACCTGTTGAAACATCACTATAAGACGTATTTGAACCAGTGTCAACATCGCCATATGCAAATATATCAATTGTTCCAATACTAGTAGTAATGGATAAACTAGATAATCCAACCTGCATATCTACAGGTGTAATACTTCCAACACTAGCACTAAAAGATTGACCAGTTAATCCTAGACCTTCTTCTATTGTTAAAGACCCAACAGAAGCTGTAGCAGACTGACCTGTTGGTTGAGCCAATGCTCCACCTAATCCTACGATGGTCCCTTGAGCAAAAGTAGCCTCCACTCCAGACAACTGAACTGTATCATTTGGTATTGTAACACTACCAATACTAGCGCTAAAAGATATTCCGGTTAACTGTGCTTCTTGTGAAGAGATACCCTGTGCTGTTCCTTGTGCTGATGTAATTGATAAACCAGAAAGAATTGCTGTTTCATTTGGTGCTTTTGCAGTTCCTTGACTAGCAGTAAACTCTTGGCCTGTTAAACCAATAGTCATGTCATTAACTGTTACAGATCCAACAGAACTTGTTGCAGATTGACCAGTTAATCCTACCTGCATATCCACTACAGATACTGAACCTATTGAAAATGTAGCTGATAAACTAGTGTCTATTGATACAGGAACAAAAGCTTCTCCTTGCGAGGATGTAACGGATTGTCCTGTTGGTGTAATTATAACATCAGGTATGTCAACCGAACCAACATTAGATGTAATAGATAAACCTGTTGGAAATATTGTTACATCTTTAAGCTCACCCCATTCACCATCATTCCATGCTTGCGCGCCCCAACCTGTTTTAAAAGTTATGGCTTCATTCCAATTAGCCTGATCCCAGGTTAATCGGCCCCATCCTGAAGTTACCGACATGGTCGGCCTCCTATGCTAATCTGATTATTGCGTTACTCGCGTCTGCTGTTGGGAATTCTATTTTAAAAGTTCCATTACTAGCTGTCTTGTCGCCACCAAATGCAATTACACAAACAGCGTCAGTTGTTCCAGAGCCACCGTCTGTTGTTGTATTATAAATTAATGCACCATTTGCTGTAAAAGAAGCTGATGAAAAAGTTACATCAGAAAAATCTGTAAATGCAGTTGTTGAAGATAGAGAAACTCCTGAGTTTGTAAGAGTTGCTCCACCTGCAGAGTATGCAGATCCAGATGTATTTGATATTTCATTTGAGGTTGAATAATCTGTAGTGGCTGCACCTAAAGATGCAGAACTTGTAAATAAAGCAATTTTAAAAGTGTGACCACCTGAAGATTCAAAACTGTGTTTACCCTGTAAAAGTTCCTGTTTAAAACTTGAACATATTGCTGATGATATTGCCATAATTTATTCTCCTACGGGTTTGCTGAGGTTACTGGTATACGAACAGCGCCATCAGTGTAGTCATCTCTTCGTCTTCTACCAACTTGCTCATTAGCAAACTTCTGTACCTCTTGTTTATATTTATTTTCATACAAAGTCAACATGTCTATCGGGCCTTTCAAAAAACCGTAAGCCTCTGACAGACAGCAATATAATAGCCCATTTGGGAAATTAAGACTAATATAATTGGTATCATTGTTTTCTAAAAGATCTGGCATTTTATTAAAATGAACTCTAAATCTGTAGGTCGTATTTGGTGTGGGAGCCACAAATATTCTTCCTGAATTAGTATCCGCCTCACCCGTAGCACCACCAAACATTGCATAATATTTAGGTTGACCTTGTGCTGCTGACGTTCCTGTAACATCCTGATACTCTTGAAGGTATGTTACATCTTTCTTCTCTAGCCATCTATTAGCCCCCGTGATAGCTGATCCATTTGTATCGTAAACCTGTATACCTCTAATAAATACACAACCTGCTGGAGCATTTATGGATTCCTGCCCGGCAACAAAATTACCTAATTGTTGTTTTCTATCTGCATCGATAGGCACATCTCTAAATATTCTATATTGTGCATTTAATATTATATTCTCTAAAACAGCATCAGTTAAAACATTTGAATCAGTCTCTGTGTAACTTCTGATCTGTGTTTTTAATCCTGATGCACTTAATCCAGCCATTATGTTATTATCTCCTGACAACGAGGACAAGATTTTCTAAATCGATTATGACTAGAACAATGTTCAGCTTTTACAGCTTCTTCGTTTTCATATACCGGTGTATCCGGTTCCTCTGGGTATAACATTAATTCATGCTCATCCATATCCTCTGGACACGCACATTGTTTTATTCCAAATAATTTACAAAAGAAATTTTTAATCCATTTAATCATGCCGTTACCGTTACAGGTCCTGCTGATGCAGAACCGCCTCCTCCTGTCTCAGTTATACTAGATGTTGTTGCAGTTGCAAAGGTATATTTATTATCATTTACTTTAGTAATTAAATATCCCGCAGCTAGATTTATCGTGCTACCAGAGACTCCTCCAACGTTTTGTGCATCTCGAAATCTAACTCTATCACTTGTAGATCTGCCGTGATCAGGTTCCTCTACAGTTATTGTAGTAGATCCGTTCGTTGTTGTGAACGGATTTAACGGCAAAATGTTTGGAACAGCAGTCTCTGTTCTATCAGGTCTTACGTGCCTCAAAGATATGGAATCACCGTTCATGGGTTTTGGTTCTAATTGTGGTTGCTTTGGTTCAAATTCAGATACATGCACAAACGCACCATTCCATTCCCTGACCATCTCTTTGTATGGAAACTCCATACCAGATCTGTCTGATATTGCTCGTGCGTATTTACCTGTTGCGTATTTTGCCATTATGTTCCCGGATAATAAGCTTTAGGCGTAATGTGTGTGCTTGAAGCTGATCCGTCCTCCGCTAGTGCTCTTGCAAACTCATCCTCGTAAGCTAGTTTCATAGGTTGAATTAAGTTTGGTTGATATTTTTGTGATAAATAATATGCAAGTCCTGATACCATGCAGGGCACAAATCTAAACGGTACATCAGTTGCATTTGTATAATCTCCCACATCTTGTATTCTTTTTATAAAAAAGAAATGCATATCTTTAGATGCATTTGTTGAATCTGGTGTTGGGTAAACGTGTATCGTAACTTTATCTATAAATCTCTCTACCCAATATTGATTAGGTGTTCCTTTTGATAATTTGTTTGAGAATCCTGCATACGTAGATCTATCTACTTTTGTCATGGGACTATCTGATTGTGTTGTCTGTGTTCTGTTAGATCTTAATTGTGCTTCAAGGACATCGGATACTCCAAAAACGCTAGCTGGGTCTGTGGTTGTGGCTGACGTCCCATCATCACTAGATCTAAAAAAATCATAATCTGCCTGACCTTCTATAAGATCTAAGTTTGTTGATCCAACTTCCCAATAATGAATACCTCTATTACCCCATTCTTGAAATAGGATATTAAGAGATCTTCTAGCAGATTTAAGTTGATAACCTGCTACAGAATTTAATCCAATACGTTCGAAAGCATCTTCTATTATCTCTTCGATAGCAAAAGTCTTG